CGTGATTGATTGTCAAGTTATTAGTACCTGCATTCCAAGTAGCATAAACATTAACCAAGTTTGTGTTGGTATTGATTGCAGATGCAACTTGTTGTCCTAGTGGAACACTTCCGCTACCAATAACATTAACGGTTACATTACTATGCCAGGTACCAGTTGTAGTTGTTTCACGGAGTGTAAATGTTGTGTTGCCAGAGTTTGTAGTTCCGCTTGATACAGATAATGTAGTAACACCAGTATTAGCACGAATAAACAATTCAAAGTTAGCATTGTTAACATTATTAACATCTGAATCAATGAATATTGTATTTGCTGCAATATTTAAGCCGCCACCAACGCTGTCTAATGCTTGAATAGCACCTTGTCTGCTTGCGTAGATAGGAGCATTAACACTGGTCCAAGCATCTGTACTAGCATTAAAATATTTCACATCCCAGTTAGCACCATTGCTTACTGGAGTTGTACAGATCCAAACGCTGCCTGTAGCAGTGCTTGCATCAAAGTTAGGATAGTTATAGTTAGGACTGATTTGTAAAGATTTACCACTGTCGAAACCGTTTTGTACTTTTACCCAAGCGCCAGCAGTTGCAGATTTATAATATAACTGAGGAAGGCTAGGACTAGAGTTACTGGTATTGCTAGGAATAACCATAGCAAAATCACCAAGTGAGCCATAAGACTGTAATGGGAATCCACCTGAGAATTCAGCGGTGTTTGTATCGTCAATGATATCTGGGGTAACTAGTGTGAAACCACCTGCACCATAGTTAGAAGCAGTATTCCAAACATTGATGCCAAACTTGCTGTCAGCAGTATCTACCCAAATAGAACCAGCCATTGGGGTTCCTGTAGGTTGTGTGTTTGAACCTGCGATTTGACCTAGGTCGATATCAGCACGAACAACATAGGCTTGGCTTGTTGCACCAAGAACGCTGTATGCTGCTTGTAGACCGTATTCGTTGATTTCACTGGCGTTAACTGGGGTACCAGCAACTGTTTGGAAATAAGGTGTACCGAATGTATCCACTAAATCGCGTTGGCTAGTGATAACCCAGACAGTGCCTGCGTTTGATTTGGTAGTACCTTGTGCAATGCCTGTGCCGCTAGCGTTAGATTTATTTTCTGCTGTTGCTACGAAAATCAACGGAACAGTGCCAGGAGCAGCCGGAGCATAAAAACTCTGGTCTATAACTGATACGCTTACGCCTGGTGATTGTAATGATTGTGCCATCTTAAAAAACTCCTTAGTGGATTACTTTGTTTTATTTAGCACCAAATAGAAAAATTTAAGGGTTAAATACCATGTGAAAAGGGCACCAAAAAGGGCGGGTTATGCGTAAACTTTGTAAAGAATGTGGTCAAAGACCAGTGGCAATCAACTACTATAAAGAAGGAAAGCCATTCTACAGGTCTAAATGCGACCATTGTGCCAAGGGTAGGAAAAAAGAAAAGCCGCTGTGGGCCTTGGCTGGATATAAGAAAAAATCAGTTTGCGAAAAGTGTAACTACACTTCTAAACACAGCGAACAGTTTAATGTATTTTATGTAGACGGAAATCTACACAATAATAGATTTACTAATCTAAAAACAGTATGCGCTAACTGCCAGCGCATACTTCACAAAGAAGGAGTTAGGTGGCGGCAGGGAGATCTGCGACCTGATTATTAATAATAGACTCTATCTGTTTGTACAAGTCATCAATAGATCCGTCATTACTCACAGTAAAATCTGTTTTGTAGCCAACCCAAGCAGTTTCACTATCGTGGATCTTTAGTTTTTCCATTTTTGCCACACTCAATGCCCACGATGTATTCGCAACAGGGCCTCGGTTTACACTGGCAGCGGCTTCAAACCAAGCAGGATCATCGCCTCGTTTGATACGAACAACAATGCCACCTGCATCATGAATGGCTTTGATTTCGTTGGGGAAACGCACATCACTGATAACAATGTTGTCAGCAGTTTTACGCATCTTGTTCTCTACACTAGCGATCCAAATATCATCATGGAACCCGTTGCGGCAAACTTCGGTTCCCCAATATTGTAAAACCCAGCGAGGTGTTAATTCAGGCATGTCGAGTCGTTTAGCCCACCAAGGATCCACTTGTTCTCGCCATTCACGGGCTTCTTTTGTGCGGCCTTCTAATAGTGTTCTATCCCAGCCAAATACTGCGGCTACAGCATCTTTAAGTGTGTTGGCAAAACTGTCTCTTCTAAAACCATGCGAATTAACTAAAAAGTCTGCGGCAGTATCTTTGCCAGAACCAATCAAACCCACGAAGCCAATAATCATACAATATCTCCAACGATATTATAAGTTTATAACAACTTTATTACAAGGTCAAGAATTATTTTTAGCCAGTTACCCAAGTTAATGGAGTAGAACCTTCTTTGTAGTTGATTAGGTCTTGTTCTAACTGATCCATTTCAGCTTTGCCCTCGGCCTTAAGTTGCGATCCGTTTAATCCACTGCTACCCTGTGGTCCTGCAATGGCTGGGAATTTTTCACGAGCTTGACCTAACATTACTTTGGCATTAGCTAGGGAGTAGTCTTTTAACCACTGTCCTGCATACATGTCAGCAAACAAGTTAAAATCTGGACGATAGTTGTACATCCAAACTAAAACTTGTTCAGGGGCAAAAGGTCGTTGTGAAACCGTTAAAGTATGATTAGTTTGATTGTAACTGAAGTTAATATCGCTACCAAACATTTTACCCACTTGTTTTTGATACGATGCAAAAGAATAGTATGTAGCTAACCCGCCCATGTTAGTGCTGGCCAGCAAATAGGTATTAGAATATGCTAGGTTGAACGGTTCAAACAAACTTCCACCGTCTCCACCACCAGTGCGTGATCCAATACTACGTCTAAAAAGTTGACGAATACTGATAACTTCTTTAGGCATCACATATTCGTTGGTATCGACTACTAGATCCAAGAATCCAAAACTTTCTTCAACAGCGTTACTACTACGCTGGCGATATTTGGCCAAGGCACGATCGATGGCTTGATTATAATGGATAGGATCTAATTCCACATCGACCATTGATCCTCCAAGAAAGGCATATATATAGTCAACTACGTCTTGGCGGCTTTTTTCAGTTTCGTTCATAATAATATTTAGCATAAATAGGTATATGCCAAGATTGTCACTATACCGTCCGGAAAAGGGCAATGATTTCAAGTTCATAGACCGTGTTGTAAATGAACGCTTTCAAGTGGGCGGAACTGATGTTCTTATTCACAAGTACCTAGGACCAACAAGTCCTAACGCTACTGACGGGGTTACTCCAACTACACCCGATAACAGTACAAATCCTACTCCGGAGTTAGGCATACAAGATGTATTATTCATGGAAAACCGTGATAGAAACTATGAACCAGATGTCTATGTTATTCGCGGTATCTATACCATGCAGGATTTAGATTTTAATTTAAGTCAGTTTGGTATGTTTTTGACCAATGATACAGTTATGATGCATTTTCATTTGCGTGGTCATGTAGATGCATTGGGGCGTAAGATTATGCCAGGGGATGTTATAGAACTTCCTCATCTAAAAGATGAATATGCTATAGACAATAACTTTGTAGCATTAAAAAGATTTTATGTAGTGCAGGATGTTAGTCGTCCTACCAACGGATTCAGTGTCACATGGTACCCTCACCTAGTTCGTGCCAAATGTGTACCGTTGGTCGATAGTCAAGAATTTAATCAAATACTTGGACAAGATAGTGGTAATGGTGATGGTAGTACATTACGAGACATTATGAGTACATACAATCAAAGTATACAAATCAATGATCAAATTGTCGAACAAGCCATGGCAGATTCTCCAGTTGCAGGTTATGATACTTCGGCGTTTTATATTATCCCTACTAGAGAGTCGGGACTTGTTGATTATGCAGATACCAGTGATACATTAGATGATGCCAGCATTGATCAACAAGTATTAGATGCCAGCATGGTATTACATACTCCTAGAAAAAATCTATATGTTGGATATTTGACAGGCAATGGTATGCCTCCTAATGG